CGTTACTGAAAATGCCGGGGCGGGCGCGGGTAAAATACTTTTTGACGCCTCGCGTTTCAAAGTAGTTAAACGCCTGCAGGATACGGCCAGAAATGTTGTTCGTATCGTCAATATATCCTGAGGTGCCGGTTGTCCACGCCTCTGCGACATATTGGTTGCCGCCAAAGTAAAGTTCGTCGTTAAGGATGCTGAAGCAGTTGGCATTCCAATCGGTAAACCGACACCACGCTTTTGTGATGTTGTTCATCACAAACTGCTCTTGTGCGCCCGTGCTGACTGGCACGTTGACCACCAACGCATTGTTGAGCGCGTTGTAGACCATGCCCCAGCCAAAGTTGTTTTTATAGTTCTGTGCGGCGGTCGCAAACGCGCCCTGTATCTTGTCCGATAGCGCGACATTGGGATCAAGGCGCGAGGACTGCAGCGCCGAGGCCAGCGGGAACAGCCCGTCAAGCGTTAGCACCAAAAGGTCGCCGCCGTACTTCATCATGCAACGCTTGGTAAGCGGCGCACCGATCTGCCACACACCAATTAGCGCCCATGTAGAGGCGCTAGAAGGGTCGGTGCCGCGATAAACGATGACTTCACCTTTATTCGTTATAAATACGAGGTTGTCGTCAACACCGTAACCTGCGTCAATCGTCCATGTGCCGAGCGCAACAAGGTTGCCGCCCCATCTGGCAACTGCGGACAAGTCTAGTTCCTGCGCTGCGCCACCTACGGCAAGCGTCGGCAGATACCACGCCTTTAGCGTGTCTTTCTGAATAAACCACAGCCGGTTCTTAAAAAGCGTGATGTTAGAAAGCGTTGTGGTGGTAACGCCTGTGATGGCGGGTGTAGATGCGCCGTCAATCGCTGTCCATGTTGTGCCGTTGTAAAGCTGCGGCTTATCTGTGCCGTTTACGCACATCATGTAATTGCCGCCGGGGGTCGTGATGTTGACGTATTCCCACCGAGCGTTACTTAATCCGCTGACGACCGCCGCGCCCACGGCACCGGCTGACGTTACGTCATAAAACCCTGATCCTGATGCCGCAAACAGTTTGTTGGTGGCACCGCCTGCATAAGCAAACAGGCTTTCTACTTGCCCCGGCAATCCCGTGGCGTGCTTGCTATACCCGCCCCGCAGATTGACGCTGGCAACGCCGGGGAAGAAGTTATCCAGCGTGACCGCATCAGTCGGGGCCATGTTGGCAAGCGAGTCGCGGGCGTTCCACCCGCCGACAGGCGCGGGCAAAGACGCCACGTTGGCGTTGTTGCGCTGAACAAGCCTGCGAGCCGCTGCCATTACTGGCTCTCCGTCCCGTAGCCGCTATCAGGAATGTTGTCGTAGCCGATCAACACCGTACCCGGTCGCGGCGCAAACGAGAGGTTAGCGCCTGCCGTATCCTGCGCGATAGCGGTTTCCAGTTCCTGCAGGTAATCGCGGTAAATGGCCGTCGTGTCAAAGCCCTTGCCTTCAAAATACTTGAGCTTAGTGGACAGCACCATCACCCGATCTGGATAGATGCAGGTGTCGCTATCGGCGGTAAATGAGGCTTTGGAAGTGCCGTCAGCGGCGTTTGCCCAATTCTTGCTGCGGTACTCAAAGCCAAGCAGTTCCCCAGCGTTCATACCCGGCCAAATCTGGAAGTACGCACCGAGCAGACGCCAGCGGATACGCGGGCCGGTAGAGATATAGCCTGAGAGCAGCCATTCCCATTGCTGCGGCGACTCTGGGCCAAGCATTTCCCAACGCTTGCTCTTATCCCAATGCGTGCGGTTGACCGTGCTGTAATAGTCAGACGGAAGGCTGTATTTGACTTTCTGGAAAATCAGCTGGCCGTCTACCTGCGCTTCGGTCGGCTCATAGTTGAGCGTGACCTGCGTGGCGCTATCCACGCTGGTGATATAGGTCGCGTTCGGAATACCAACGCCCTGCACCTGATACGCCGTAGACAGCCCTGCCGTAGAAGGGATGCCGGTGATCGTATAGGCCGTTGTCGTCCACGTTCCCGTGGTCGTGGTGGCCTCGGTGTAAAACGTATGCTGGCGGGTGAGTTCCCGCCAGTCCGCACGACGCATCAACTCATAACCCGAGGCGTTCATCAGAGCCAGAAGCTGCACAACGTCCTGACTCGTATTGCCCGCAACGGTTGCCGGGGTTGCTATGCCCAACTCATTTGTCACTTGCTGAATGAGCTGAAGCATCGTGGTTGTGGACATGATTTATCCCTCGGTTATAACTTCTTTAGGCGGTCGGCCCCGACGCTTCGGTTCGCCCGCCTTTTCGCCAAGCAGTTGCGCCATCTGCGCCTGCAACTCGGCCAACTGTTTCTTGGTGTCCTCTAGCTCGGCGCTAGAGTCTGAGCGGTTTTTGCGGTTGAGGTACTGACGCGCCTTTTCGCGCAAGCCTACCCCGCCCATGCCGACGCGCTGCAACTGACTATCAGAGGCCAACGCCAGCTGCTCCACCGTCATGAACTTTAAGATACCCAGCTCGGCTACCTGATCGCGGTTGATGTCGTCAGGATAATCGCGGTGCCATTGGGCAAGCGGTATGCCGATCTGTGACGCAGAACCCTCGTTCTCCTGCATCTGAAAGTAGAGCCATTGGCGCGGGAAACGCTGCCGATGATCCTCTCGGGCAGGCTGGTCAATGATGTTTGTCTTATCGCCGGGGGCCATAATGCGAACATACGGCTTGCCCTCGTTTGCGCCTGAGTCTTTGGTATAAAACTCAACGTGCAACTGAGAGTCGGCGTTGTTAATGTCACTATCTAGGGCCATTTCCTTTCTCCTGTGGGGATTGGGGGTTACAGGTTGTTGACCTGCGTCACGGTACAAATTACTGACGGTATCGCGGGCCATACGCTTGTGGCGCTGGCTGCAAGGATTCTAGCGTTTGTGGTATCTGTTGCCCACATCAACTCAACGTAGTTCGTAGCATCAAGCTGGATGACAAAATTCCATGCGGCAACGGTACGCGCCGAGGTTCCTTGCAACGCAACCGTGCTGGCTGAATTTGGCACATTAGTGCCGTTTTTGCGTAGCCAAATGTAGACGTTAGCGGTGGCTCCTGACGTTTGGTCTAACTGAGCCGAAAACTGGACGTTATAGACGCCTTGATTAGCCACTACAAGGCGCGAGGTCGGTGACCCAATGGACACACCGTTGCTGCTATCGGTCGTGTTGAACGTCATTGCATAGGCGGTATTGATAGAGGCCGCCGTCTGTAAACTAGTGTCTGAAAACGACCCGTAATGCAGGATTGGGACTGCCGAGTTGAAGCCCTGCAAGCCCTCCCACCGGCTATTGCTAACAGCGAAAAACACCGCTGAACAGCCAATGTTGACCGTTGAGGATGACCCGCCGTCTATTTGCGTGGTGGATTCATAGGGATAAACGGTTAGCGCATTTGCGCCCGAGTTTGTTACCCAAATCGTCTCGCCCATTTCGGTTGGCGGCAGTTTGACGCCCGTGCCAAAGGCTACCGTTGTGACGTTGTTATAGACGTAGGTAATGGCCGTGGCGCTACCCGCTGACGTACCCGCTGCGGTCACCGATGCATTGCCATCGCCGCAAATAGACACCGTGGATAATTGGCTGATGCCGCTACCCAAAACTCGGGACGGGATCGCCATTACGCCGCCTCGGCGCGTTCAGTCCTTACGCGCATGATTTCTGCGATCAGCCCCGGCCCTTTAACGTCAAGCGTTACATCGGGCATAACCTCAAAAATCTTCTGAAATTCGTTGGCCTGCTGGGCCATTGCCATGTTGCAGTTGAACTTCTTACCCGTTGGGCCGCCTACCCAAACGTCTACCGATGGGCCAGTTGTCTCGCCCGTGAATCGCTTAAGGCCGTCTGCGCGGTTGCAAGAGTCGTAGCCGTACAACGTAAAGTTGCGAAACCCGAGGATATAGCCGATGTTGATGGCACGCAGACCCGAGGTCGTGCCGCCACCGATGGCTAACTTGTTTGGCCCCAGCGCCTCCATTTCTGCACCCGGCGCCCATGAGTGCCACAGCAACACCTTTCTGTCTTTCAAATGGTCAAAGGTGGAGGGCGGGCAACGCGAGGCAGGCATATAAGTTGTGTAGTCGTTTAGCCGCTGGATGCCGCTAGTGCGGTCGCGGGGGTCAAGGTTGACCCACAGATCAGGCTCCACGCCGTTTGCTACGAGGTAGTCGTGCGTGGCCTTGATGCTGACAATCGGTCGCCCTGCCTTGCGGTGGGCTTTAATCTCATCAATGTAGTCAGGCATAGACCACCCGCTCGCCACCAACACCATGTTGCCATCGTGCTTGGTGGGAGCGAGGGTCAGTTCTGGTAGACCACGGGCCAGCGCCGAGCGGATGTTGGAACAAAGTTCCTCCTCCGTCCCTGCCGCCTGTACCGTGATCTCCAGAGGCTGCATTAGGCGTTCAGGCCCGTCAGAACGTGCGGGTAGCCCGCAACGCAAGTCGGAGCCGAGGCCGATGCCGCGGAGGTAGTTGCCACAAGGCCCGCCACCAAACCCGCCGTCACGGTGGCGTCGTCAAGCGAGCCAGCCGTTGCGGTGGTAAAGAGCGGGACGTTGGGCTGACACGCGACCAGCACGTTGACACGCGGCTTACCGCCGATCTGCACCCAACCGTAGTAGGCCGAGGCAATAGAGGTCTGGGCGAACCCGATGACCTTACTGTTGGCCGAGTTGGTCGTGGTAAGCGGAACCACGTTGTTATCCACCTGCACGGACACCGCCATGTAGGTAGACACCGTGGACGCCGCCTTCACATAAACAGCCTGACCGCCATCGTCAAGGTTGACGGTGGTGCCGAGGTTGAATTGTGCAGTCGTGTCGGTGTAGCCGAGAGCAACGCCAATGAGATTAGAAGTAGAAACAGCCATTGTCGTTTACTCCCTTAATCAATCAACACGCCTTGGAACTGACTGCCCGAGCAGGTGAGGTTACCCGCCCAGCCAATCAGTTTCACAATGGCGT